TGACGCCAGCCGCAGTCATAGGCCAGAGGCTAAACAATGGCCGCTGGGTCATAGTCCATGAGATCGTAACCTTTGACATGGGACTAGAACGCTTTGGCCAGCAGCTATTGGCTGAGCTCAATGCTAGATTCCCTAAGTGCCAGATTATGCTTTGGGGCGACCCTGCTGGTATGCAAAGGGACGCGATCTACGAGGTAACAGCCTTTGACCACCTGCGGACACTAGGGCTCAGAGCCCAGCCTACACATAGCAATGACTTCAAGGTTAGACGGGAAGCATCGGCTGCGCCCATGCAAAGGCTAATCAATGGCAAGCCTGGTTTGATTGTGAATAGGCAATGCAAGCTCCTCCGGAAAGCCCTTGCCGGCGGGTATCATTTTAAGCGTATTGCGGTAGGTGCGGGACAGGAAAGATTTCGCGATGCACCAAATAAAAATGAACACTCACACGTAGGCGACGCCTTTGGCTACCTTCTGCTTGGTGGTGGCGAGCATAAGCGCATGACCAAGAGTGGACTGACCGCAGATACCCGGATAGCACAAACGGTAGTGAACGCTGACTTTGATATCTTCGGTACTCGCTGAACGGCTAAACCAAGCCAACAAACGAAAGGGGCTATTCTTTATGCCCTTCTCCCCTGCTCACGTAGACCGTATCAAGGTTGACTCCGAGGATGTCTTAGTGGTTGCTAGGCCGGACGAGGTCAAAGACTTGCTGACAACACAGGCAGCTATGGGTGGCGCAGTGACAGCCTTTCTAAACATGGAGCCCATTGCCATCTTTGGGTTTGTGTCTATCTGGAAGGGTGTTGCCGAGACGTGGTTAGTGCCAGACGAGAAGGTAAGGAAAATTCCTGTAACCCTTACAAAGGTTGGCTATAAGGTGATGGATATCGCAATGATATCTATGGGATTGCACCGTATCCAATTAACCGTTAGAACTACGGATAAGCGCGCAGAGAAGTGGGCTCATGCCATAGGTTTTAAGTGCGACGGGGTCTTACGCAAGTACGGCGTGGACGGGGTAGATTACTTAATGATGTCGAGGGTCTGATATGAGTGGAATGTTCAAGAAACCTGATAACAGCGCAGCCGAGCGTCAGCTTGAGGAGCAGCGCAAGGAAAACGCTAGGCTAGCAGCCCAGGCTGAGGCAGAGCGAGTGGACTTGTCCGAGCAGGCTGCTGCCCGTAAACGCTCCCGCCAGCGCGGTGGCTCACGAATGTTGTTGTCTGAGGCGCGTGTAGCACCTGAGACTGGTGTTCAAACTTTAGGCGCTATGGGCGTAGAAAGGACTTAATTATGAGTGGAGCAGCTAGCGGTATTAAAAAAGTATTGGGTTTGCCGCGCCAGGATGGCGGCCAGGGAACTGTTGCTGATCAAATGAGAGATGTGACAAAGCCGGCTGAAAAACCCTCCGGTCAAACCGCAGCAGAAGATGCAGCAGCTCGCCGCCGTGCTCGCCGTGGTGGCCGTGCTTTGTTATCTGAGGCACGCCTAAACCCAGAGCAAGGCACAGGACAGCAGACACTTGGATCAACCGGGATATCCTAATGGACAAAAAAGACAAGATGCAAAAGAAGGTGGCTAAGGTTATGCGTGAGTACAAGGCCGGTAGCCTGCACTCAGGCAAGGGTGGCCCAGTAGTCAAAAGCCAAAAGCAGGCAGTGGCAATTGCTCTGTCTCAGGCAGGGATGGCCAAGAAATGAAACCCGGACTCTATGCCAACATTCATGAAAAGCGTGAGCGTATAAAAGAGGGCTCAGGCGAGAAGATGCGTAAGCCTGGTTCCAAAGGCGCTCCGACCGAGGAAGCATTTAAGAAGGCGGCCAAAACTGCCATGAAGCCAAAGGCTAAATAATGAGTATTGAAATCTACCTGGGCGAAGAAGATGAAGATGAGATGCCGCGCAAGCCTACGGCGTTTCACAAAAAAGTAGCCAAGATGCTAGCCAAAGAACAGGGCCGTAAAAAAGCAAGTGACATGGACTTGAAAAAGGCTATGCACTTAGATGAGGATGATGAGAGCTAATGGCTATTATTGTTCAGCGAGAATCTGACAATACAAAGTCAAGATTTGTTACGTCAACATTTATTGACAAAGATGGCAACCAGGTTGTAGCTGGATCTGAAAAGCCATTTGTAGTTGCTGACATTAACCATATTAGGTTGCACGAAGGTAGAGCCTTCTATGCTTACTACTTAAATGGCCATGCAAATCAACTGGCTGATAATGCGTCTATTAACATTGCCGCTGCTTGGGCTACGGGTAAATATCCTCACCTAGTGTTTGATGTTGCTTGTGGTGGGGATGCGGAATTCACTATTTTTGAAAACGCAACGGTAACTGGTGGCACATCATTTACAGCCATCAATCGTTATAGGTCATCAACCAATACGAGCTCAAGCGCAATACTCGTCAACCCGACAGTCACTACTACCGGAACGGCTTTGACCGGAGAGTTCCTTCCCGGTGGGTCTGGTAATCAGGCTGGTGGAGCTGTTGCATTTTCATTCCAATATGTTTTAGCGCCTCTGACAACTTATTTATTTAGGCTGACAAACAGAAGTGGCCGAGCGCACATGGCTCACTTGATGATTGAGTGGTACGAGTAATGGTACAAAAGAAACATCAAAACCCGGAAGGTGGACTAAATGAAGCAGGCAGGAAGCACTTTGAAAACAAGGAAGGCGGCAACCTCCAATCCCCCGTTAAGTCTGGTACGAACCCGAGGCGTGTTAGCTTTGCTGCGCGATTTGGCGGCATGGCTGGGCCTCTCACAGACGAAAAAGGTAGACCCACCCGCCTCAAGCTCGCCCTCAAAGCGTGGGGCTTCGGTAGCAAAGAAGCGGCCCGTTCGTTCGCCGCAAAGCACAAAAAGGATTAGCAATGGCCGAAAGACTAAAGGTTGAAGATGTACTGAAGCGTCACGACATGGCGCTTCGCAAGAAGGACGACTTCAGGGATTTGTATGAGGACGCCTACGAGTTTGCTTTGCCGCAGCGCAACCTGTACGACGGTTACTGGGAGGGCAAGGTAGGTGGCGCCAAGAAGATGAACCGGGTCTTTGACTCGACGGCCATCAACTCAGTTCAGCGTTTTGCTAACCGCCTCCAGTCTGGAATCTTCCCCCCGCAGCGCAAGTGGTGCCGCTTAGAGCCGGGGCCGGACATTCCTGACGACCGTAAGCCTGAAGCTCAAGCTGCGTTAGATGTCTATAACGAGAAGCTTTTTGCGACCATGAAGCAGTCAAACTTTGACATTGCTATGGGCGAGTTCTTGCTTGACCTGTCTGTCGGCACAGCCGTAATGATGGTTCAGCCTGGTGATGACACAAACCCAATCAACTTCATCCCCGTCCCGCAGTACCTTGTGGCGTTTGAAGAAGGCGCCAATGGCCAGGTAGACAACGTCTATCGCCGGATGAGGATCAAGGCTGAGGCAATTCAGCGCCAGTGGACAGACGCAACCATTGAGGGGACTCTTGCCCGTCTGGTCAAGGATAAGCCAACCGAGGACGTTGAGCTTATTGAGGCAACGATCATTGACCCCAAGCGTGGTGACTACTCGTATTACGTTATCCACAAAGAGTCTAAGTCTGAAATTGTGTACCGCAAAATGAAGATCAGCCCTTGGGTGGTCAGCCGGTACATGAAGGTAGCAGGAGAAATCTATGGTCGAGGGCCGCTTATCACTGCGCTTCCGGATATCAAGACCCTTAATAAAACACTTGAGCTACTCCTTAAAAACGCCAGCCTTGCTATTGCTGGTGTCTATACGGCAGCAGACGACGGCGTACTTAACCCCAACACGATCAAGATTGTCCCAGGAGCGATTATTCCGGTCGCTCGCAATGGAGGCCCTCAAGGTGAATCGTTACGGGCGTTGCCACGTTCAGGTGATTTCAACGTATCGCAAATCGTCATCAACGATTTACGGCAAAACATCAAACGGATTCTCCTCGACGAGAGCCTCCCTCCAGACAATATGTCTGCACGCTCTGCGACAGAAGTCGTAGAACGGATGAAGGAGCTGGCTCAGAACTTGGGCTCAGCCTTTGGGCGTCTCATAAATGAGACAATGATTCCGTTGGTGAGCAAGATCCTGCAAGTCATGGACGACCGTGGCCTTATTGACCTGCCGTTACGGGTCAATGGGCTGGAAGTTCGTGTCTCTGCCGTAGCTCCGTTGGCTATGGCTCAGAGCATGGAAGAAGTAAACAACATTCTGCAATACGCTCAGATCGCAGCTCAGGCTGGCCCAGAAGGCCAGATGTCGGTTAAGACTGGCGAGATGTTGGATTACATTGCAGAGAAGTTAGGCATCCCGCAGAGGTTGCGTACAACACCAGAGGAAAGAGAGTTTATGAAGCAAGAAGGTGCTCAGATGGCGGCTCAAGCTGCCGAAGCCAACCCTGAGTTGGCAGCTCAAGTAGTCGGGAAGATGGTCTGATGGCCGGCGGCTGGGAAGATTTAGAAGCCGTCCAGACAGATATCAGAGAAGCAACAACGAAGGCAGATGACTTAAACAAGCTCTGCCTTCGGGTCTTTGGCTCCGAGGATGGCCAGAAGCTTATGCAATGGCTAGACCAGGCATACCTAGATCAGCCCGTTGCCGTGCCGGGTTCTGACCCAAGTTACGCTTTCTACCGAGAGGGACAGAATAGCGTGATTCGGGAGTTTATTGCACGGATAACCAAAGCAAGGAACCTGTAAATGGAAACCCAAGCAAGCGAGCCCAGTGCTCAAGGCGAAAGCCAAGAAACTGGCCTACTCGACGGTGTATCACCCACCGATGAGCAGGGCCAGCAGGTAGACACGACTAAGACCCAGATTGACCATTTGAGCCCAAAGGAGGATGACGACGAGCCGTTAGAGCGTCCCGACTGGTGGCCAGAGAACTTCTGGAAAAAAGATGAGGCGGCACCAGACCTAGAGGCTATTGCTAAGTCTTGGCAGGATTTGCGTAAGCAGATCAGCCAGGGAAAGCACAAGGCTCCGACAGATGGTAAGTACGACACCAGCGTTTTTGGAGACACTCCAGAGGACGACCCATTACGCAGTACGGTATTAGGTTGGGCTCAGGAGTATGGGGTTAGCCAATCGGCACTAGATAAGTTAGTGGGCGATTACATGGCTATGGCAGGCGACCAGCAAGAGCAGGTGCGCATGACCGTTGACCAGGAGCGCAAGGCTCTTGGCCCCAATGCTGACGCCATGATTAAGGGCGCGGTTGACTGGGCATCTGGCCTAGTCCGTAAGGGCATCTTCTCAAAGGACGACTTTGATGAGTTCAAGTATGCGGCTGGTACAGCCAAGGGCTTGAAGATGATGCTCAAGCTGCGTGAGTCTTACGAGAATATCAAGATTCCTGTGAACTCAGCCCCGATAGAAGGGGTAGCCAGCAAAGACGAGCTATACGCTATGGTTGGAGATCCCAAATACCAGAGCGATCCCGCATATCGGGCTAAGGTTGAGAAGATGTTTTCTCAACACTTCAGTTAAAATACAGGCAACATTTTCCTCCTCGCCACTCTCCTTCGTGGCTTTAGTCCCTCTAGCCTGACTCCGGCTAGGGGGATTTTTTTTGAACTTCTATTGCAAATGCGAATCATAACGATTAGAAATCGCATTAAGGCATACCAGAACACCGGCCCTTGACCACCTGGGAACAGGCGATTGGCGTCCGTAAGGCGCAAGCAGTAGGCCCAGAATCTTCTGGCTAACCGAAGCGGCGAAACTTTTTTTAACTTTCAAGGAGATTCAAATGGCTGTTTCATTGTCAAATGCCTTTGTAACGCTCTTTGATGCTGAAGTTAAACAGGCTTACCAGGGTGTTGCTAAACTGGTTCCTGCTGTTCGTCAGCGTCGGGGTGTTGAAGGCTCAACTGTTAAGTTCCCAAAGGTCGGTAAAGGTATTGCGACTGCTCGCGTTCCCCAATCCGATGTAACCCCCATGAACGTCGGCTTCTCGACCGTCACTGCTACTTTGCAGGACTGGAACGCTGCCGAGTATTCGGACATTTTTTCGCAGGCTAAAGTCAACTTTGACGAGCGTAATGAGCTTGTTAAGGTTGTTGCTAACGCTATTGGCCGTCGTCAAGACCAGCTCATCCTCAACGCTTTGGCTGCTTCCAGCACGTCATTGGTCGTTACTGAGGACGAGGGTGGTACGGACACGGGCTTAAACGTAGCTAAGCTCCGCGCAGCCAAGAAGTCTTTGGACAAGAACAACGTCCCGATGGATAACCGTCACATGATTATCCACGCAAACAGCTTGTCAAGCCTCTTGGCTGAGACGGCTGTTACTTCGGCTGATTTCAACACTGTCCGCGCTTTGGTGTCGGGCGAGTTGAACACGTTCCTCGGCTTTACCTTCCATACAATCGGTGACCGTGACGAAGGCGGCCTGCCTGTTGCATCTTCCGAGCGCAAGCTGTGGGCTTTCCACCGCGACGCAATCGGCTATGCAGAGGGCATCGCTCCCCGCACAGAGATCAATTACATCCCTGAGAAAACAAGCTGGTTAGTAAATGCTGTGTTCTCGGCTGGTGCAATTGCAATCGACGCAGAGGGTATTGTCGAAATCCAAACAACCGACACGGTATAAGGAGATAGACAAATGGCTTATGCATCTACTGGATTTGTAACCGTATGCGCTTCCAAGGCTGGAAACGCACCTTCGATGTACCTCTACAAGACTGCTGATACGCAGGCAACCGTGAATACCTCCGGGTACTTCAACGACCTGTCCAGCGTCCTGTCTGTTGGCGACATCATTTTTGTTTACGACACGACCACCCCTTCGTTGGTGCTGACCTATGTCAACTCCAACTCAAGCGGCGTAGTTGACATCGTTGACGGTACAACTGTAAGCGCCACCGACAGCGACTAATTGGATAGGGATTACCCTACCAAGCACAGGGGTTGTGCCATCGTGTGTGGCGCAGCCCCTTCTCTTTTTGTAGACCTAGAAGAAGCGCGTAGGCTTAGGCCGGACGCCGCAACCCTAGGGGTAAAGTTTGCCGCATCGGTTGTCCCTGAGATTGAGCACGTATGGACTCAGCACGGAGAGATGACCCTCAAGATCAAGGCGGCAGTCAGCAGACGCATCTGGGTTCATGCCCGTCCCCGCAACTTCCAGGTTGGAACAAAGAACGGCATACCCAGCTCTAAAGAAGCCTATGACGCCGTTGATTACCTTTGGCCTAGTCTGCCTTTCGCCGTAGGTTCTAGCGGCGTGGCGGGTGCTTTATGGGCTCGGCATGGCATGGGATTCCAAGAGGTCATAATGGCCGGCATAGGATTGTCGTCTGACGACCAGAAGTACGCCGAAGGATACCCAAATGGGTATAGCCAGCACGAAGGCTACGCCAAGCCAAACCAAATTGAGCACTGGTTCAACCTGCTTAAGCGCCACCAAGAGGAGGGCTTGACTGAGGGCATATACTCCATGTCAGGCGCCACCCAAAAAATACTAGGAAAACCATGCTAATTTCCAAAGAATACCAGTCTTTGAATGAGCATCTTCATAAGAATCCCAAGTACGGCTCCCGCCGAAGGGAGGCGTTGTACGAGAAGATTGCCGACTTTATGGCCGAGACTGACTCTAAGACACTGCTGGACTATGGGTGCGGAAAGGGCGGTATGCGGGAATATCTACCGGCATATTCGTATGATCCCTGTGTTCATGAATTTTCAATGAGGCCAGAAGGTACTTTTGACATGGTAGCCTGCTGTGATGTGCTTGAACACGTCGAGCCAGACCTGCTAACCAATGTCTTGGTAGATATTCGGGAGTACGCAGACAAGGCAGTCTATCTGGTAATCTCCACAAGGCTGGCGGCAAAGGTACTGGCCGATGGCCGAAACGCACATTTAATCGTAAAACCTTTGGATTGGTGGCAAGAAGTGCTAACACAACACTTCCCTTTTTGGCAACTAACCATTACAAATAGCGATATCTCAGCAATAACCGTATTGGGGATTAAAGATGGCCTCCGGTGATAACGCAATTAAGATCTGCTCTGCTGCCCTGCAAATGCTGGGAGCACGGCCAATCTCATCATTTACGGAAGGCACAGATGAGGCAAACATTGCCGATTCCCTGTATCAGGACATCAAGAAAGAGCGCCTTCTAATCTACCCGTGGTCTTTTGTATTTAAGAAGATTGCTCTGGCCCAGCTCTTGACCACGCCTCTGACCGAATACAAGTATCAGTACCAGCTCCCAGGCGACCGGATTGGCTTGCCTAGGGCTGTGACGACTAGCGCCACGCCAGGCTCCCCAACCATTCGTAACTATCGAATCCTTGGCGACAAACTCCTGACGGACGAAACCAGCATTTACATTGATTACCCGTATGACGTGCAAGAGTACGAAATGCCCGTCTACTTTGTGCAGCTTATGAAGTACATGATGGCTTGGCACCTATCTTTGCCCATTACAGACCAGATTGAGAAGGCTAACTACTGGCAGTCTGTGGCCGTTGGTACGGCAGCGGACAATGGCCGGGGTGGCTATATGCGGGTGGCTACGACCATTGACGGTCAGGGTCAGCCGGTTCCGGTCATTGAAGATTTCCCGTTAATTGACGTGAGGTTCTAATGGCGCGGTTTGTAAGCGTTCAGACCAACTTCTCTACGGGTGAGCTTGATCCCCTGCTGCGTGCTAGGGTTGACCTGCAAGCCTATGGCAATGCGCTAGAGGAAGCTACAAACGTAGTGATCCAGCCGCAGGGTGGAGCACGGCGCAGACCGGGTTCTAAGTACATTATGTCCCTTCCAAACTCAAGCACTCCGTCTGCCGGCAACGGTACAAGGCTAGTGCCGTTTGAGTTCTCTACATCCGACAGCTATATGCTGTGCTTTACCGATAGTCGAATGTATGTTTTCAAAAACGGAGTTCAGCAGCTAGCCATCAACGGAGGGGCAGATAATTTCCTAAGCACCAGTTTATATGGCCTTACTGGTGATAAGCTGGCCAATCTAACCTGGACACAGTCAGCCGATACCCTGATTGTCTGCCACCAGGATCTTTCTCCGGTAAAGATTGTTCGCGGCGCAAATGATTCTGCTTGGACTGCTAGCAATCTATCATTCGACAGTGTTCCCAAATATGCTTTTACCCTGTCAACGTCTAACCCGTCTGGCACTCTGACCCCGTCTGCCGTTTCTGGCAAGGTTACATTGACAGCCTCAACCGGAACTCCGTTTAGTGCAAGTTCCGTTGGCCAGTACATCAATGCTAGCCCTCAAGGCAGGGCAAAGATTGTGCAGTACACAAGCGCAACTGTGGTTCAGGCTATAACAGAGTTCCCGTTTTTTAATACCTCTGCAATCGCTAATGGCTCGTGGGAATACGAATCTGGTTACGAGGCTGTGTGGTCTGTCACTAAAGGATACCCACGCTCGGTTACGTTCCATGAGGGACGCCTGTATTTTGGCGGTAGCAGGTCACGTCCATCGACAATCTGGGGTTCTAAGGTAGGACTATTCTTTGACTTTGAAGCTACGGAAGGGCTAGACGATGACGCAGTGGAAGCCACATTGGACACGAACACGTTTAACGCAATCACTGACCTCACGTCTGGCCGAGATCTTCAGGTCTTTACGACAGGCGGTGAGTTCTATTGTCCGCAAGAAGGGCTAGAGCCAATCACTCCGACCAACTTCTTTATGAAGGCGGTCACTCGTAACGGTTCCCAACAAGGTATCCGGGTTCAGCAGCTTGAAAGCGGTACATTGTATGTACAGCGCCAGGGCAAGTCGCTAAACGAATTTGTATATACAGATACCCAGGCGACTTATGTGTCGTCCAAGATTTCGCTACTGGCCGGACACCTCCTCAAAGGGCCAACACGAATGGCACTTCGTCGGTCAGTAGCAACCGATGAGAACGACCTGCTAATGATCGTCAATAGCACGGGCGGCACTATGGCTGTGTTCTCGCTCCTCCGAGCCCAGAACGTCATTGCCCCGTCCGAGTGGATTACTGACGGCGAGTACGTGGACGTAGGCGTAGATCTAACTACTATCTATGCGGTGGTAAAGCGTACGATAAATAGTACGACTCAGTATTATGTCGAGACGTTTGACAACGACGTTCAGACGGATTGCTGCAAGACTGGTGGCGCATCTCCATCCGTATCTATGGCCCACCTTGAGGCCAAGTCGGTTGAGGTTATCCTTGATGGTGCATTGCAACCAAACCAGACTGTGCCTTCAGGTGGGGCTGTGTACTTCCCGCGCAACTCTGTGACCTCGTACCAGGTTGGCCTGAACTACAACGTCAAAATGGTGACTATGCCTGCCGAGCTCAAGATCTCGTCTGGCTCACGCCTGGGCTTTCGCAAGCGGATTGTCGAGGTAAATGCTATCGTTAAAGATACGCAGTATATGAAGATTAACAATGTGTTGATTCCGTTTAGGGAACTGGGTTCCGGAATACTAGATGAGGCTATCCAAGAGTTTACGGGTACCAAAACGCTACACGGTATTTTGGGCTACACCCAAGACGGTCAGATTACGATTGAGCAGGACGAGCCGCTAAAGATGATTTTGCTCGGACTGGAATACAAAATGTCAGTGCATCAGGGGACATAATATGGAAGCAGTAGCAATAGCAGCAACCGTACTTAGCGCCTTCAGCTCATATCAGCAAGGCGTTGCGGCAAAATCAGAATATCAAATAAAGGCAAAAATTGCCAACGTAGAGGGTGAGCGCAAGGCTGTGCAATACCAGCAACGGTCAAACGACATACTTCGCAAACTTGCTTCGACTAATGCGGCACTGGCCGCAAGAGGTTATGCCGGTGGCGTAGATCCATTTAGCGGATCGCCAGACATTGTAAGAGCCGCCAATGAAACGGCTGCCGGACGAGAGTATTCAATTATGCTTGCCGACTCTGACGCAGCCTTGCGAGGTGGTAAGTTACAGGCTGAGATATACGAAACTGCTGGGCAGACTGCTTATAGGCAGGGCGTATTAAATGCCACAACAAAATTAGTTAGCGGAGCTGCACAATCTTTTGGCGGCAAACAATCGCCGGCACCGATTGAAACTAGGACGGTTTGACAATGGCACGCATCCCACGCTTTCAAGAATCAGGTCTGATCTCGGCAGATGTGCCAAGGTTAGATTTTGCCAATCTCCGCGAGGGGGCAAAGGGATTTGCGTCTTTATCAGAAAACCTAGACAAGATTAGTTCTTTTGCTTTTGGCAAGGTAAAAGAAGAAGAAAAAGAAAAGAATCGCATCTTAGGCATCCAGCTTCGTGCGGATTCTGAGCTAGAGATTCAGAAAGTTTTGGACAACCTTTCTGGCATGGTTGACCGCAATGAGCTGACATACGAACAAGCTCAAAACGAAGTTAAGGCCATGCAAGGATTTGCCCGTGGCCTAGCAGAAGTAGACATGGAGCAAGCGTCTGGCCTCATGCGGTCAATTTCGACCTCTGGAAATGCCCTGCTCCGCAAGGTATCTGAAGTTGAAACGGCAAGATATGCCGCAGACATTGATGTTAAGTCTGCTGATCTTGTGCGCTCGCTTAGCAAGAACCTGCAAGACGTATGGGGTTTGTACCGCAATGGCCAGATGACTGAGGAAGAAGTAGTCCAGTACGAGGCCGGTGCTCGCGGTGTAATGGCAGGCATGGCAGGCCAAAGCAAAGACACAGTCAAAAGATATTTGGATGCAGACGGCGCTTTTGAGAAGGCTCGCCTTGCAGCTCGTAATAACACTATGGTCACGTACTTTAATACGCCTGAGTTTGCAGCTCGTCCGTCTGACGCGCTAACCAAATTACGCACTGGAGACGCCGGAGTGTTTAGCCCGGTCTGGGGCAGGTTAGATGAAGGACAGCGCGATACCCTAGTCCAGACCATGCTTAAGCGCCAAGCCGACGACTTACAGATTCTTGACCGTGATAATAAGCTATCAATTGAGCGTAACCGTGCCGAAAATTACTCTGATTACAATGAGTTCTATCGCGGTTCAATTAGTGGCGACGAGTTACTAAAGCGCATGACTAGTCGTAAGTATTTTCCAGGGCGCGAAGAACTCAGGCAGATCCGTGAAGGTGACGTACCTGGGGCTCCTGACCAATACTTTGGCGGGTTGGAGTTCAAAGCAAAACAAGGACAGATAAGCCTTGTGCAGGCCAATGAACTTTTTGAGCAGCGTCGCATTTCTCTCAAGCAGCGTAATGGTTTATTTGCAATTATTGATAAGACCGAAAATCAAGCCCTGTCCAGAGGAAAAGAAAAGATTCGCAACGCTTTTGTTCCAAACCCACTTGATCCATCAACTAGAGAAGGCGCGGCGCGTCGGGCTGAAGTTGAAAGTCATTTGCTTGGTATGTTGCAAGTGGCTGAAAGAGATGGCAAACCTTTTGACATTGAAGCGACGGCAGATATCTTAATTGCAGCTCGCAAAAAACAGGCTGACTTTGTGGCGTTAGAAGATGACAGAGAGCGCCTTCGCAAAAAACTTTCCGAGATTGGTCTAGAGTACAGCGAGGATTACACTTTAGATTCTCTTAAGCGCTCCAAAAAGGGTAATGCAAAACAACACGAAACAATAAATAAGATCATTAACTCGATCAAGAAAAACAGATGAACACACTAGAAGAAGCTTTTTTAGATTCTCTTGCTAGCCGGTTTGTGATCGAAGATGTGGCCGAGGCTAAGGCCGCTGTCAACCCGCGCACAGGACAGCCATTCCCAACCGGGGTAAGCCTAGAACCGGCTATGGGCGCCGTGGCTGAAACCGTGGGCGCTGGAGTAAAAGGTGCGGCTCAGGGCTCTGCTGGATTTTTTGGTGATCTGATTGCCCTAGCCCGTGGCGTGTACGAGCTTGGCAAGTCAGGTGGCGACCTAGATGCTTTTGTGGCTGGGCTTGAGTCTAAGACTGGCTTGCCCACAACTGAAGATATCAAGAAGTTCTTGGATCAAGCTGGGCTACAAATGGGCTCAGGCGAATCCCCGGCTGAGTTAGTAGGTGAACTTGTTGCGCCGGCCGGATATGTGAAGGGTGCTAAGAAAGTCGCTCGTGCGGCTAAGAAAGTAACAGGGGCTAAATAATGGCAATGAAACCGCTTGGAGAGCGATTAGATGAACTCAGCTCCGTTGAGAAGGACGTAGCTGAAATACAGGCACAACAGCCTAACGAGCCGCTTCCAGAGCCGATTGAGTACACCCAGGCTGAGCCATCATTTGAGCCGGTAGACGTAGCTGGGCTTCCGCTTGGCGTATTGAAAGGTGTAATTAAGAAGGCGCCTAAGCGTGAGATCAAACCTCCAGAGGGCGCAATTGGGCCATATCAAACTATTCCCAATGCGCCGGTCGAGGTGGTTGAGAAGGTTGAGCGTGAGATGGCCAACATACCCCCAGAAGTTCCGATGGAGGGTAAGCCACCTGAGACTGCCTTCAACCTAGACATGATTCAAGACGACAATGGGCTCAAGCAGTTCATTGACGTGACTGCCCGTGTGTACGGGGCAGACAAACTAGAAAAGGTATCTTATAAAGAGATTGCTGCCAAAGCTTCAGAGGAAGGGTACGACGAGGCTTTCTTGGCCAGGATTATTGACCCGACCAAAATAACAGAAGCTAATGCAAGTCAGGCTTACAAAATGTTGCTAGCAGTTGCGGACTCTGGCAAGCGGGCTTTTGACTTAGGAGAAAAGGTCAAACAGGCTAAACTTGCTGGCAATTTAACACCGGAATTGGCAACTGAATTTCAACAGGCTCTTGCACTAAATGGTGCTTTAATGAAGTCGGCCAAAGGACGGCAGGCTGACATATCAAGAACTCTGGGTATCTTTGCACAAATGCGTACAACAAGCGCAGAGCGTGGCGCAATGCTTGAGTCAATCTTAAACGAAGCTGGTGGGATTGATAGTGCATACGAAATGGCAGTTAGATATACAGCCCTTGATAGCCGCGCAGCTCGCGCAGACCTGGCAGAGAAGGGTTACACCAACGACATCAAAGGTTGGGGCTCTCGCTTCTTAGACATAACAACGACAAGCTGGATTAACGGCCTGCTTTCGTCTCCAATCTCTCACGCCAAGAATATCGCAGGCAATATGTTTTTTGGCGCGTACCAGATTCCAGAGCGTATGGTTGGCTCCATGATTGGCAAAGTACGCAACTCAGTATTCGGTGGTGAGGAAGCAATTCAGACCAACGAGGTATACGCTCAGGCGATGGGCATGATTCAAGGCATCCGTGAAGGGGCAGAAATTGCCTACACTGCTGCCAAAAAGAATGAGCCAACAGATCCATTTACCAAGATTGAAATGGTGCGTGGCCGCAAAGATCCGTTTGATATTGACTTTGGCGACTCAGATACGGGCAAGGCTGTTAGTAACGCGATACGTTACTATGGCAAGGTAGTGGAGCTTCCTGGCCGTGCGCTTATGGCTGAGGACGAGTTTTTCAAGGCCATGTCTTACCGCATGGAACTAAACGCTTTGGCTACCCGCGCAGGCAATGCTGAGTACAGTAGGCTAGTAGCGGCAGGCGTATCTCCAGATGATGCCGCCAAGCAGGCGTCTAGCTTTATGGAGCAGACTCTAGCCAACCCGCCGGCAGACGTAGACGCTGCGGCAAAGGCTGTGGCGCGCACCACCACATTTACTCGTGAGCTTGAGCAAAGTTTGCAAGGTATCCAAAAGACTTTGCAGAATCCTTTGCTCAAGATGTTTGTGCCGTTTGTCCGCACGCCAACTAACATTGCCCTAGAGGCCATGAGCCGCACGCCGGGATTGAATTTTGCTAGCCCACGGTTCTGGGCTGATTGGAACGCAGGCGGCATCCGCAAAGACATGGCTATGGCTCGCGTAACCTTGGGTGGCGGGATCATAACCGGAGTGGGGATGAGCGCCTTAGAGGGCAAGGTAACTGGGTATGGCCCGTTCCGTAATGAGGACAAAGAAAACCTCAAAGGCGCAGGATGGCAAGAGTTCTCGTTTGTCTTTAATAAGTCAGATATTGACCAAGAGATGATTGACCGCTTTAGCGGAATCACAACCGTTAAGGTTGGGCCAGATAAGGTCTACATCTCTTATGCTGGACTTGAGCCGTTAGGTACCTTGTTATCGGTAGGGGCAACCGCCGGAGAATACTCCATGAGTACGGTTGGCGAAGCTGACATGGAAAAGTTGATGATTGGTGGCACGATGGGCGTGTACCAGTATCTAGCCGACCAGCCAATGCTTGCCGGTTTTGGCGAGATCCAAAAGGTATTTAGTGCCGGGGCCAAAGATGCTCCAGGCTTTTTGTACAACGTAATGAACCGTATGTCCAAACAGGCAACATCCTTTGTGGCTGGCGCTGTACCAGTAACCGGAACGCACTCCTCGCTTGTGGCCGCCATTGAGCGATATGTAAACCCTGACCGTAGCAACGTCATGGTTAGTCTATCCCCGGATGAGGTTGACCCGTTGGCCGGGGCAGGCAAAGGATTCTGGGAGGCGGTCGGAACCATCAAGAGCCGTACTCCTGGCCTGTCAGACAGCCTGCCGCCTGCGCTTGACCCTCTTACGGGCAACGTAAAGACCAATGGCAAGGGCAATCTGTACGAGATGTTCAACCCATTTAAGAGGGGTGACGGTACGTTTGAACCAGGCTATGCCACCCTGATTGAGTACGGTGTACCCCAATATAAGCCAGACCGGAAGATTGATGGGGTAGAGCTGTCAGCCGACCAGTACAACCGGCTGATTGAGCTGGCCACGGATGGCGGCAAATTGGCTGAGCGCATAGACGCCTTGGGCAAAGACCGGGCAATTGTTACCCTGGCCGGACGGGACTTGGCCGCAGCTCAGACCATGATTAGCGCAGAGATAACTTCTGCGTACAAGTTCGCCAAAGATCAGCTTTTGTTTGAGGACAAGGACTTGGCTGGAGCCATAGCAGACCTCAAAGAAACCCAAAGAGATGTTGGTAAATATAAGCGATAACCATTAGATTTCGCATTGAAAGGATAGATTATGTCAGTACCTATTTCAAACGTGTCACGCCGGGTTGTGCTAGCAGCATCAGGCACAGGGCCGTACTCGTTCAATTTTGAGATTCTGGCGGCTACCGATATCTCTGTATACCGGGACGATACCCTGCTGACCCTGACTACTGACTACACTGTCACTATCAACACCAACGGTACGGGCTATGTAACCCTGACGGCTACCCCGACAGGTGCTAGCCAGATTGCCATTGTTGGCGACCGGACAATCCAGCGTACCTCAGACTTCACAACCGGCGGCGACCTCTTTGCCACGACCCTGAACGACGAGCTAGACAGCCTGACCATCTTTGCCCAGCAGAACGCAGAGGCCGTAGACCGGGCTCTGAAGGCTCCGCAGACTGACCCAACCTCGATCAACATGACCCTGCCACGGGCGACCTCACGGGCCGGCAAGGTGCTTTCCTTTGACTCTAACGGCAACCCTGCGGCGGTGGACTACATCGGTACCAACCGTGGGAACTGGTCGGCAGGTGTAGCGTACAACCAACGCGATATCGCCAAGGATACGACCAACGATAACATCTACCAGGTTCTAACCCCGCACACTTCGGCTGGCTCCCTGCCTCTTTCAAGTAACGCCGACTTTGCTAAATGGGCATTATTGGTTGACGCAGCAGCAGCAAGTTCATCGGCCACGGCAGCAGCAGCCAGCGCCTCTGCCGCTGCAACGTCTGCGTCTAATGCCTCAACCTCGGCTAGCAATGCCAGCACCTCAGCTAGCAACGCATCAACCTCGGCAAGTAATGCCTCAACTAGCGCATCTGCCGCAGCCGCAGATGCAGCCTCCGCAGCCTCAGCCTTGGCTCAGACTCTTGCGGCATACGACAACTTCGATGACCGCTACCTTGGGGCTAAGTCTAGCGACCCGGCACTCGACAACGACGGCAATGCCCTGATAGCTGGAGCTCTGTACTTCAATACCGCAACCCCAGGCATGAAGGTCTACACCGGATCGGCATGGGTATTTGCCTATGTCTCCGGTGGTGGGTTCCTTTCAACGTCCAACAACCTGTCTGAGCTGACCGCTACGGCTAGCACGGCCAGGACTAACATTGGTTTGGGTACTGGAGACAGCCCTGAGTTCACAGCGGTTAACGTAGGCAATGCGTCTGACACAACCGTAACCCGTGTGTCTGCCGGGGTGATCGCGGTTGAGGGTAGCAACGTCTTGATGGCCAGCAACATCGGCACGTCGGTACAGGCGTATGACTCAAACCTAACCTCGTTTGTTAGCGCGTTCACCCTGCCGACAACAGACGGTACTAACGGGCAGGTTTTACAGACCAATGGTTCTGGAACAATTTCTTTTGCAACCCCTTCTTCTGGCGGTGTTACAACCGGCAAAGCAATCGCAATGGCGATGATTTTTGGATTCTAAGGAGTATTAAATGGCAAACCCAAATATAGTCAACGTAGCGGCGATCTACGGAAACACATCCAGTACATCGCTATCTACCACCTCAGCAACCTCTCTGGTCAGCAATGCTGCCTCTAGCGGTAAGATCTACAAGATCAACTCGATTGTAGTTGCTAACGTAGATGGCACCTCTGCGGCTGACATTACAATCAACGTATACAGCGCAGCGGCTCTGGGTGGAACGGCGTTCCCGATAGCGTCTACCATCTCTGTGCCTGCTGATGCTACGCTGATCGTGACAGACAAGACCACAGCGTTTTACCTGCTTGAGAACCAGTCAATCGGTGCTACGGCTGGCTCTGCAAGTGACCTGGTAGTTACAGCTTCTTGGGAAGAATTGAACGCATAATGCCTATACACGGCTACCCCGGTAACGTAATTACCGCCAATCCAACAGCGCCGACATCGAGCGTTGCTACTGGCGTTTGGACTACTGAGCAACAGTTACTAGCTGTCAGTCAGGGTAACTGGCCCGGATATGAGTATCCTCTTGCTAACTCACTTAGGTTTAGTAGCGCCAGATCGGCATACTTGAGCAGAACGCCTGCTAGTGCGGGTAACCGTAGAACATTTACATGGTCTGGGTGGGTCAAGCGTAGTGCTTTGTCAGGTAGTACACGTTATTTTTTATTTGCTGCTGGTTCGTTTGCTGGCTCCACAAATACATCTCTTGTTATTCTTAATGACTCAATAAACATTTATTGGGGTGGAACAGGTGGCCCTCAATGGACTACTACTGCGGTATTGCGTGACCCGTCTGCTTGGTATCACATAGTGTATGCTGTGGATACAACTCAAGCAACATTTGGAAATAGATTAAAAGTATATGTCAACGGTGTTCAATTAACCGCTTGGTCTTTACAGGAAACAGGTGGATTAACAGCACAAAACTCTGACCTGTACATTAACAACAACCAGCAACATAATCTTGGTGCAAGCGGTACTCCGGGGAATTACTTTGACGGTTATATGACCGAGATTAACTTCATAGACGGTCAAGCCCTTGAGCCATCCTCATTCGGTCTGAACGATCCAGAGACAGGTGTATGGTCTCCAAAGCGGTACACCGGCACATACGGCACTAACGGCTTTTACCTGCCGATGACAACTGAAGGCCAGTGGTCTGGTTATTTGGATGGTAGTGGTGATGATTTAACAGCCCCGTCAAACGCAGCGTTTACCTACGGAACCGGGGATTTCACAATTGAGGGATTCTTCTTTTTTACTGGTGGTGTTGGAGCAGGTGGTTATTCTTATCTGTTTGCTCAAGGCGGTGTGTCGGGATCAAACTCAACGATTGGGGTTTATGCCCAGTCAGGAGTTTACAAAGTTTGGAATGGATCAACAGTCATTACTGGAACCGCAGCTTTTGCTCAAAACCAGTGGGTTCACATTGCATTAACTAGAAGCGGAACAAATTTAAGGCTGTTTGTAAACGGGGTATTAGATGGCTCTGCAACAAATAGTAATTCTATTGCATCAGGCGGCACATCAGGAATTAGTATTGGAAGGTGGAGAGACATATCTGATACAAACTATATAACAGGGTATGTATCTAACTTTCGTGTGGTTAAAGGAACTGCTGTATATACATCAGCATTTACACCACCAACATCACAGCTTACAGCAATCACAAATACCAGCCTGCTTACCTGCCAATCTAGCACCTTTATTGATAACAGCACTAACGCATTTACGGTTACCGCTAACGGAGACGCACGTCCTCAGCAGTTCTCACCATTCGCAGACTCTATTGATGACAGATCAGGACAAGGTAATCATTGGATTCCTAACAACCTAGACCTGCGTACTGCTGGTGCTGGTGCAGACATTATGGTTGATGTGCCCACATCCTACGGAACCGATACTGGTGTTGGTGGTGAAGTGCGTGGGAATTACTGCACTTGGAACTCGCTTGTTCCAGGTTGGTCAACATCTTTGTCTACGTATGCAGAAGCCAATCTTTCAGTCTATGGCAACAATACTCAAAGGGCTATTGGAACACAACAAGTTCCAGCAACGGGCAAATGGTATTTTGAAATTCGGGGCATCAGTTATGGCACGGGCGGTTCCGCAGCCATAGGTGTTACCACAAGCGCATCTGACCCGACAGTAACTACTGCGGTTTTGTATCAAACAGATGGTACAAGGTATCTCAACGGTTCCTCAACATCTTACGGAGCAACATGGGGTTCTCCAAGTGGGAACACAGACGTTATTGGTATTGCGGTTAACAATGACGCCGGAACAATAACTTTTTATAAAAACAACGCCTCACAAGGTGCGATCACACACGGACTTGGAAATGTTTTATATCCAGTCGTTGGAAAATTTGGAGTCAATGCTGGTTATATAACAGCCAACTTTGGTCAAAAAGCATTTGCCTACACCGCCCCCTCTGGCTTCAAAGCACTCTGCACACAGAATCTGCCTCCTGTGACTATCGGTGCAACTAGCACGACACAGGCAAATAAGTATATGGATGTAACGCTGTACACAGGAAACCAAACCGTTAGAAGCATAACCAATAGCGGCTCAATGCAACCTGATTTTGTTTGGGATAAGTTAAGAAGTGGTGCAAATTCACATCGTTTATTTGATGCTGTTCGTGGCGTAGAGAAAGCACTTTACTCAAACTTAACTAATATTGAAGCAACCGAAACTGGCACGATAACTGCGTTTAATTCAAACGGATTTTCGCTTGGAACAAATACGGAAACAAACACAACTGGGTCAACCTATGTTGCATGGCAATGGAACGCTGGCGGCTCAACCGTAACTAATACTAGCGGCACAATATCTTCTCAGGTAAGAGCAAGCACTGCTAGCGGGTTCTCGATTGTTACTTATACGGGCACAGGTTCTGCTGGGACTATTGGTCATGGCCTAGGTGTTACGCCAGCAATGTATATTGTTAAACGCAGAACAGGTGGTGTTGGTAACTGGGCTGTTTGGCATAGAGGGTTAAGCAACACAACAACCTCATACATTTTACTAGATAGCTCGGATATACAAAATACATCAACAAGTCTTTGGGGAAGTACCGCTGCAACAGCAACAACGATTGGACTTGGTACTTCAGTTACCACAAATAACTCTACCGATCCCTATGTAGCATACTGCTTCTCAGCCGTGGCTGGATATTCTGCCTTTGGTTCATATGCGGCTAACAATGCGGTAGATGGAGTCTTTGTCTACTTAGATTTCCGTCCAGAATGGTTAATGATTAAACGAGCAACTACTACTAATGGTAATAGTTGGGTCATTCTTGATGCTGCTAGAAACACTTTTAACGTCACCAATAACGCACTTTATGCAAATCAAACTTATGTAGAGAACGGAACCATCGGGGCTATGCCAGTTGATTTCTTGTCTAATGGATTCAAAATAAGAACTGACGGTTCTGAGGTCAACGGAACAGGAACTTACATCTACGCAGCCTTTGCCGAATCACCCTTTAAGTACGCTTTAGCCCGATAGGATCGACATGGATTACCCCGGTAAAGTCATAACCAAAACTCAGGTAACTCCTACCCAGACCAGCGCATCGGGTAACTGGACTGTTGACGATGCAATCGCAGCAGTCAAGAACAACAACTGGCCCGTGGCCCTTGTTCCAAACCCAATCTCTAAAAGCCTGAGATTCAATAGCGCCGATAGTGCTTACTTGAACCGTACCCCGGCTAGTGCTTCAAATCGTAGAACTTTTACAATGAACTACTGGTTAAAGCGGACAGAACTAGGAACCCGTCAGGTCTTGGCTTCTGCTGGTACAGGAGCAAATGCTGGCCATGAAATTGAATTTCAATCTGACAACACCCTTGCCATTTATTCTAATGCTCCGGGGGCATCAGTTGCGCTAGCCACAACTCAAGTGTTTCGTGACCCATCTGCGTGGGGAATGTTGACGATTGCGTTTGATACAACTCAGGCAACTGATACAAACAGAATAAAAGTGTATTGGAACGGAACTCAAATAACAGCGTTTTCAAGTGCTAGCTATCCTGCACAAAATGCAGACTTAGAGTTTAATAATAATGTTCCGCACAACATTGGTCGGCGTGAAATCAGCACAACTTTTTATTGCGGATTGTATTTAACGGAAATAGTTTGGGTTAATGGTCAGCAACTAACACCATCATCATTCGGTATGACTAACCCACAGACGGGTCAATGGATTCCGCTTAAGTATTCAGGAACCTACGGGACTAACGGGTTCTACTTAAACTTCAAGGATGCAACTTCGACCACCACGTTGGGCTACGACTACTCTGGCAACGCTAATAACTGGACTACTAACAACTTTAGCGTGACTGCTGGTGCTGGCAACGACAGCTTGACTGATGTGCCTACCCCGTGGTTTGCGTATAACACCACAGGCGATGTAGGCGGTGTCATTAGAGGCAACTATGCTACGTGGAATCCTTTAGACAAAGATGATGGCATTACCTCTGTTACTAATGGTAACTTAAACGTAGTAACCAACGGCTCTAACGGTAGCATCAAATCCACGATTGCCTTCCCAAGCGGTAAGTGGTATTGGGAAGTCACATCAGATACGATTAGCGGTAGCGGAACCCAAGCTGTTGGAATCATTCCGCAGAGTCAGCCACCAACAAATAACATGAGTGATAGCGGTAAACTTGGCTATGCACTTGATGTGTCTTTCTCTGACCGCAAGTTTGAGAACGGTACTGCTACATCTTACGGGACTTACACGCAGGCCAATGGTGCGATTTATATGCTTGCCTTTGACCAAGCTGCTGGCAAACTCTGGTATGGAATCAACGGTACATGGCTGGCCTCTGGTGACCCTGCCGCTGGCACTAACGCATCTTCAAGCAGTATCCCTACAACGACTGCTTACTGTGCAGCCGTATCTGACAATACTGTAAGCGGAACATTTACAGC